TGAAACGACCATTGAGCGCAGTCTCAGTAGTAGTCAAGTCAGGCAGGATCTTTCTCAATGCTACCTTACCGGCCGTCATCATCTTGGGGATAATGACATCAGGTTTACGCAGCGTTCTTTGCACACTGGTCTCGGGATCATAGCCCTGCAGACTGGTTCCTTTGACACTGAAGCCCGACGTGCCTGATGCATTGTAGACACCCAGCTTCTTGTTCTTGGTGTTATACACCCAGAGCTGATTGGCACCAATGATTGAACTTGGCATTACACTCTTGAGTTTCAATTCAGCAAACTCTCGCAGGTACTTCATCTTGCTGACCTGCTCACCTGCAGGCTTCTGCTTCTTGACTCGAATCTTGCGATTGGCCTTCTTGAAGCTGGCATATCGGTTGCCGTCATCGATCAGGCCCTGCAGGAATTCGTTGAATGCCTTGATGTCACGTTTGCCCAGATGTCGATAACCCTCGGTAATCTGTGCATCGGATCCAATCAGAGCCAGCTCGTCCAGCTGACGCTGAGCAAGTTTTTCTAGCGCAGCAATATACTGTTTGGCGACATTGGTGCCCTGACAGTATTTGTACAGGCTATAACCTGTATCACGATAACCATTGAGAACAAAATTATCAATTTCACCTTCTACCTCGCCCAAGAATTCGGCCTGCTTCTCCAGCATGGCATCCTGAATGCTGCGTTTAGGTACAGCTACTGCCACCACCACTGCTGGTTCATCTTCTACCTTCTTTGCTGTCTCCAGACATTCATGCAGGTGGGCAACGAATCGCTGGTCTGTGGCAGTGTCAAACACAGTACCATTGCTTTTCATTCTGGCAATCCAACCATAGGTACGGCTAAACACGCTCTCATCAATCCTGGCCCAGAGCTTGTACTCGGCTGGCCAGTTCTTTTTAATCCAGGCTCCGGCATAGGCTAGAGCATCCTTCTTGTCTTTTTCATAGTTATACCAATTCAAGGCACCCATGAATTTGCCCTGATTTTCCTCGTTGACGAGTTCGTACTTGGGTTCACTTGATAGAGTGAGATCTGCTCTTGCCATGTCTTCTCCTTAACCGTGAAGGCTACCTAGATTGAAGCTGAATTGCTTGACGCTATCATAGCGAAATGATCGCCAGTCCTGCTTTTCGATATCCCAGACAACCAGAGCTTCTTCGCTACGCTTGCGTGGGCTGGCTTCTTCTTTCTGCAGTTTTTCTGCAGGGATCAGCTCGGGATGCAGACTGCAGTGCAACCAGCGTTCGGTGCCATCGACTTTGGTAAAGCAGATGTTGACTCGTTCCTGACGGATCACACCAGTCAGCCATTCTTTGAATAGTTTTCGGTCAGCTTCGCTGGCAGTTGAGTACCAGGTCTGATCCCATTTGCTTTCATCGTAACTCATAGATACCTTTCACAGATGTGACGCTTGGCGTCACGGGTTGTCTTAAACTTCTCACCATTGATTGTAATTGCTTTACCAGAAATTGTCAAGTTAAATTTCTCCGTCTTGAACACGTAGACCTTTTTGCCTCGGACCAATTCTTTTTCGCAACGATTGCTGAAGCCGGCAAAGAACAGCGTGTCCGACAATTCTTCCCTGTGCTGCATTGCTATAAACGCATCATTCATAGTCTAAACTTTCTTAGATATGCATTGGCTTCAGGGAATCTTTCCACACTCTCCATCTCCTTGTCAAGATGAGCCAACAACACCATCTTGATCAAATCCTCTACTCGGCGCTGCAGTGCAGGCCTAAGAGTGGCTTGCCAGGCCTCAAGTTCTTCCAACTCATCAAAGGCATACATCCTGTCCAAGAGCAGACAGTCTTCTCGAGTCAGACCATTGATCTCGATGCTATAGGGGTCGCGTGAATCGGTCATGCGGCGTTTGCTGTTAAACCCACTCATTCGAGTACCACCACGCGGCGTATACCTTCGGAAAAATCGCCCGTTTCTTCGTCATAGCAATCTTCGTCGTCCAGCATCTTGTCCATGCGATGATATTCGCTGTACACAACTGCGCCTTCGTTGACTCGAGACACCCGAGGTGCTACTTCAGTGCGCCAGTGGTCACCGTAGTTATAGCTAAAGTGAACCTCAGATTCCTGATCCAGGTACCGCAACTGCTCAATAAGTTCTGCTACTTTCATGCTGCCTCCAATACTTTTGCGGGGTGACGGATCACGCCTTCATACTCCAGCTGGTCCTTTTCGAACTCAGTCATGTAGTCGTCCTCTACAACTTCGTAGCCCAGGATATACTGACGGCTGGCAGGATTGTCCCACTCAATCTGGTCGCGCACACCATCCACGATCATGCGCAGATTCTTTTCTGCGAATTCGTGGTTGGGGTTAAAGCCATCCAGTGGCAGGAAGTATTCTTCGCCGCCCTTGAACTTCCAGTACTGAGGGCACTCGCCTGTACCATCCCAATCGTGGGCACCATAGTTTTCCATGTACTGGGTACTAATCAACAATTTCATAATTATTCCTCGATGAAAGAAAGACCAAGAACAGCGGCAGCACCAGCCACCAACAATGCACCAGCATACTGCAGACCCAGGGTCAGATCGATGTCAATCTGATTCTCCATGCCACCAACCACGCCCATGGCCAGCAGTATTGCAGTCATAATCAATGTCATGCCTTTGGCTTGGTTACTCATTGCTGCTCCTTAGACGTAAAATTCAGAAGTGAAACCCATGGCGTCATACACATACTCACGCACGACGGTGTCAGTGGCTTCGCCAAATTGTTCTTGCTTGGACAACTGCTGCAGCAGGCCATAGACACCGGGCCAATCCATGCTGAGTTTAGTGGCAAACTCTACAACATCGGCAACTGCCTGGTTACCTTCGTCGCTGAACATTCCAAATTCTCGAACCATTTTCAACTCCTTCTTAATCATCATACTATCGATTGTAGCACCTTTTACCATTTTGTCAAGCCTTTTTTAAATAACCTTACGGCCTGTGTGGTTAAGTGCGGGATTGTGAATCGCGATCAATTCGCGTTCTAAAGCATGAGCTGCTTCTTTGCCACGGACAACTGAGTGGATGCCATAGGTATGGGCTACTGTGCCATACTTGACGATTGAGTTGCAAAGGCTCCAGCCTTTGTCTTCGTTGAAGGCACGCCAGACGTGCTTTTGGATGCGGACTCGCAGGTCCTTCTTGCTAAAGCCGGCTGTGATGCCAACATACTTCTCGTCAGTCACGGTATTGGTAATGACATATACTATATGTCGACGGTCTGAACGCTTTTTTCTCATCATACTACATATTGTAGCACCTTTTAGGAAAGAGTCAAGCAAAAGTAGAAGAAACCCTACGAAATGGTCGGGTATTGCTAAGTCATTGATTTCATTGAAGAAAAAAGTACTTTAAAATCAATGGGTTAGCACTGCCTGTTTTTTAGGCAGATTTCAGGGATTTTCTGCCTGTTTTTTAGGCACTTTTTGGAACACGCGCTCCAGGATTTCCGGGGGAATCTGATGCACGTCTTTTTTGTGTATGCGCACTTCTTCGGGGTCCACGGCTTCGCTGACTTCTTCATATTGGAAGACTGCGGGTGTGGTATCGGGATTGTTGGCATAGAGCGGTGCCTGGTCCAGGATTTTTTGCCGCGCCATCAGACTCATGTTGCCGGCAATGACCAGCAGTATGGCCAGGGGATCAAATACAAAGATCAGGCTCATGATGATGAGACGCACTGCCCTGCCAATCAGGTCTTCGGTGCTGTCACCATAGATTAGCTCGGCGACATACTTGATGGGTCCTACCTCGGCTTCGATCTTTCTTACTTCTTGAGCAAGCGGTGCGCGCTCTTCATTAAGATCGCCAATTGTTTTCTGGTAGGCCTGGATTTCTGATTGCAGACGACCACGTTCCTGTGTCTGGGACCGCCGAATAGATACTGCCCTTTCCGCACCTTTTTCTGAGTCACTGCGACCCATGACCTGGTCCACCGCCTCATCCAGCTGTTTAAGCGCCTTGCGGTTGGCATCTATGTTTTCCTTCTGTGTCTTTATCTTTTCATCGATGATGACGAGCTGACCAGTGCTTTGTCCCGTGACAGCCGCCTGATCCAGGTGGGCTTTTGACAGATAACCAAATATGCCCAGACTCGTAATGATGCTAAGAATAACCACCGAGGCAGAAAAATAATACTTAAGGGCACGAGGAGCAGTACCCCAATTACGATATAACCAGCTTGCAGCCACCAATTTAGCGAGTTCAAGACTACCTCCCATGATGCCGGTCGCCAGGGGCGCCGAGCTAAAGATACTGATAAGACCAGCAACACTGAACCAGGCGGCGCAGGCACTGACGGCAAAGGCACTTAGAAATAGCAGAACAATGAATATCATTTTAAATGTTTTCTGTGAACTCTGACCATGATCCAGCTATTGTACCATCGATCAGGATGTCTTAGTACGTCATATTCAAAGTGTAGCTTGGCTTCCATGTAGCTGCACTCTCCCTTGTTTCCACACAAGTATAGTATGGCTCGGGTGAAATTGTCAATGCCGGATTCTTCAATATCTCGTTTCAGTTCATCATTGCTGCCCCAGTAGTCCCGCCAATCGGACTCTACCAGATAGCGTTTTTTCTTGCCCTTGACCTGGCGTGTCTTTTTAAACCAGAACAGTTTCTTGCCAATGTATTGGCGACCCGTTATATTGTTGGTGATGATATAGACGAAGCCATAGTCTTTTTCTGCAGGCTGGTCAAAAGGTTGATTGTCAAATGTCCACACATAGATCTCCGGTTGGGTAACCGAATATCTATCACTGGTCTTCGTCGTAGTCTTCTAGGTCAAAGTTGGTTTCTTCATTGTCAATGTCGGTGCCGCAGAAAGGGCAGTGGTGAATTGTATAGTAGTTGGTGTCTAGATCATGTGTGATGTTGAAACTTGCATCACACGAATTACATTCGTAGTGCTTTTTAGCCATGAGTATCTTCTTTTAGTTGTTGAACACTGACTCCGCCGCGTTCTAGGAACCGTATACCGGAATCATCGCGATATGTATCACGATAAAAAATTTGACGAATTCCGCTGACTAAAATTAGCTTGGCGCACTGTGCACAGGGAGCATGGGTAATGAACATGACTGCGCCTTCGCCACTCTCGTGACTGCGCGCCAGCTTGCCTATGGCATTCTCTTCGGCATGCAGTACCTCGGGTTTGGTTTTTAATTCATATTGACCATCATTGTTTACCTTGATATCTTCGCAGTTGTTGTCCCAGCCCGGCGGTGTGCCATTGTAGCCAATGCTGATGATGCGATCGTCTTTGACTACTACTGCGCCCACCTTGAGGCGCTGTGCCTTGCTTAACTGACTATACCTTTGGGCAACATCCAGGTGTGCCATCATCATTTCGTGCTTCATTTATTTCTTTCCATCGCGGTGGTGTGTCTGGACAACGCTGTCCCTGAAACATGGTCTTGGCTGGCATGAAGCAACCACAGAGATTGCATTGCTTCATCCAGTGTCGATAGT